GGACGAGGGGCACCAGAAAGATTATTATGTACGAATTAAAAGATTATTTAAAAGCAATAAACGAAACAAAAGAACCTTTACTAGATTCTATTGATGAAACTTGGGAAAAGAAATACCCACCTTTTGTAATTAATAGATGTATGTCAATGTTTTACGATACCGTAATGCATAGTAATGAAATGAACGGACTACACTTCCTACCTAAACGTATGCAATTCCACTATTTAATAAATAGTATACGAAAGAAAAGGCGATTTGGAGGTAAGTGGTTATCACAAACCAAGTTGAAGAATCTAGAGATTGTAAAAAGTTATTATGGTTATAGCAATCAAAAGGCAAAGGAAGCTCTCAACATACTTACAGACGACCAAATTGAAAGTATAAAAACAAAAATGATACAAGGTGGGAGAAAACTCAAATGAGTGAAGAGATAATTAGTTGGTCGCCAGCAGATATGCTAGAAGTGACCATTAAACAACCTGATGACTTTCTAAAAGTCAGGGAAACATTAACAAGAATAGGTGTAGCAAGTAGAAAAGATAAGACGCTTTATCAATCGTGTCATATACTACACAAACAAGGCAAATATTATATAGTACATTTTAAAGAACTATTTGCTTTAGACGGTAAGAAATCAACATTAACTTTAAACGATATTCAAAGACGAAATACTATAGCATTATTATTACAAGATTGGAGTTTAATTGATGTAGTTAAGAAAGAAGCTACAGAAAATAAAGCACCATTAAGTCAGATAAAAGTATTGCCGTTTAAAGAAAAGAAAGAATGGTCTTTGTCTGCTAAATATAATATAGGTAAGAAAGTTGAAGAGAAAAAACCTGAAGAAAAAAAAGATGAGTAAATGCAGATACCTAAATTTAAAGATTACATAACAGAAGCTAAAGGCTCTGGTCCATTTAGAATTATTATTATTTCAGACGAACCTGAAAATGATAAGAACTTCCATACAGCCAAAAATCTATGTAAACAAGCTGAAAAACTTGGACATAAATCATACATCTATAGAAACACAGGTGGCTATGTTAATAGAGGAGATGACGGAGAGTTATATTTTCATAACAAAGATGATAAGAAAGGCTTTAGAGCATCCTCAAAAGATACAATTGCTATTATAAGAGGTTCTGTAGTACGTAAAGATAGTTGGATGGACATAGTATCCAGATTAGAAAAGCACGTAGTATGTGTAGTCAATAGTAGACAATGTGTTAGTATATGTGCTGACAAATATAGAACGTCATTAAGACTTTCTGATTATGGAGTTAAGCAACCTAAAACAGTATTGGTAACTGATCCAGAAAATTCAATAGAAGCTTTTGAACAATTAGAAGAGAAGTTTCCAGTTATACTAAAAACATTAAGAGGATCAAAAGGTGTTGGTGTATTGTTTATTGAGTCAGAAAAAGCTTTAGATTCAATTGTGCAATTACTTCACAAACAAGATGAAGACGCTGATATATTATTACAACAATATATTAAAACTAAATGGGATGCTAGAGTATTAGTATTACAAGGTAAAATATTTGCGACAATGAAACGTGAAGTTATACCAGGAGATTTTAGAAGTAATGTATCCCAAGGTGCTGAAGTAAAAGAATTAGAACTAACAGATTTAGAAATAGAAGAAAGTTTAAAGGCTGCAAAAGCAGTAGATGGTCAATGGGTTGCAGTAGACTTTATACCATCAGAAAATAGAGAAAAAGAACCACCATATGTTATTGAGGTTAACTCTTCTCCAGGTACAGAAGGTATAGAAGAAGCAACTAATAGAAATTTAAGTAAAGAATTAGTACAACATTTTGAAGATAGAGATAACTGGAAAAAAGTTCCTAGTGAGTGTGGTTTTAAAGAGGTAGTACATATTAAACCATTTGGACGTATAGTAGGTAAGTTTGATACAGGTAACTCTGGTACTTCTGTTATACACGCTGACAAAATGAAAGTTAGTGGTAAGAAAATAACTTGGACACTAGAAGGTAAAACAATTACTAGTGATATCATACGTAAACAAACAATTGATGTAGGTGGATTAAGAGATTATAAAGAAGACAGATACGCAATTAAACTTGATGTAGATTTTGCTGGTGGTTATTATAAAGATGTAGAGTTTACACTAGACGATAGAGATGAGAAATCAAAAATTTTATTTGATAGAGAAACAATGAATAGATTTAATGTTATGGTTAATCCTAACCGTAAGTATGTGATAACAACCAAGTTTAGTTTAGATGACAAACCAAAGAAATAAAGAAGAAATAATTACAGATATAAAAAAAGTCCTAGAGGATAAAGTAGCACCATCAGTTGCTGCTCATAATGGAAATATAGAGTTTATTTCCTTTGACGAATCAATAGGACAAGTTAAAGTATTAATGGCAGGATCCTGTAGTGGTTGTGCAATGTCGCAACTAACATTAAGAAATGGTGTAGAAGGTATGCTTAAACACTATGTACCTGAAGTAAATAGTATCATAGGCGAAGATGATGATAAAGCAGAAGAAGAAGGCTATACACCTTTCTACAATGCATACAATCCAGCATTGACAAAGGATGATAAATAAGATATATTATAATCAAGGAGAAATATAATGGCAAGTGAAATATTATTATTAAGACTTATGACTGGAGAAGATGTCATAGGAAGAATCACGAAGAACGAAAAAACAATTACCATAGAAAAAGGATTTGTACTCATACCAACTCAACAAGCACCAGGTCAGCCTGTTAAGATAATGATGACACCTTATGCACCATATACCGAAGGTGATAAGATAGATGTACAAAATGAGTTTGTTATTTCAACTTCTAAACCAAAAAAACAAATATTAGATAACTATGCTGTCAGCACATCACCGATTTCAACACCTAAAAAACAGTTAATAACTGAAACAGGTTTGCCATCGTTGAAAGTGTAATGATAACAGTTAACTTTATTAGAAACAATAACGAAAAAATTAAAGTAGAAATTCCAGAAGGTTATAGTCTTATGGAAGCTGCTAAGAAGGCTAATCTTCCAGAGATACCTGCTGATTGTGGAGGCAATTGTGCCTGTGCAACGTGTCATATCTATGTAGGTAATGCTTGGGTAGATAAATTACCATTGCCACATAACTCATTGGAAGAAGAGTTGATAGAATATGAAAAAGGATTTAAAGAAGGTGTTAGTAGATTGAGTTGTCAAATATTTTTAACAAAAGAATTAGATGGTTTAACTGTACATTTGAGGGACTATGAACTTTTATAAAAACGTTACCGAACATAAAGGTAAACTACTTGTTAGAGGTGTACACGATAATAAAGAGTTTAAAGAGAGGATTAATTTTCAACCTACTCTATATTCTGTATCTCAACAAGAACAAGAGTTTAAAAACTTACAAGGTCAAAATTTAAAACCTATAACGTTTTCATCTATTGAAGCTGCTCGTAGATTTAGACGTGATGTAGCAACTAGAAATTCTCCTATCTATGGATTAGAAAGATATCATTATCAATATATCAGCGAGAATTATCCTAAAGCAATTAAATGGTCAAAAGATTTAATTAAAATATTCACATTAGATATAGAGTGTACGTGTGAAAATGGATTTCCAGATGTAGATAATCCAAATGAAGAACTGTTATGTATTACAGTTAAAAATCAATCAAACAAACAAATTATAACCTGGGGTGTCGGTGATTTCAAAACAGATAGAACAGACGTAACCTATATTAAATGTAAAACTGAAAATCATTTAATAATGGAGTTTATGAAATTCTGGTTAAAGAATTATCCAGATGTTATCACAGGTTGGAATACTAAATTTTTTGACTTACCATATTTAATGAATAGAATTAAGATGGTTGCAGGTGAGAAAGTTGCAAGTAGAATGTCTCCTTGGAATTTAGTACATAAAGAAGAAATTATTGTAAGAGGAAGACCTAATACATACTATTCATTATTAGGTATTGCAATGCTAGATTACCTTGATTTATATAAATGGTATATACCTACTAGACAAGAGAGTTATAGACTAGGTTATATAGGTGAAGTAGAACTAGGAGAATCTAAAACAGATAATCCTTATTCAACATTTAAAGATTTCTATACAAAAGATTTTCAAAAATTTGTAGAGTATAATATACAAGACGTTGAACTAGTTGACGGACTAGAAGATAAGTTAGGTCTAATTGATTTATCATTGACCTTTGCTTATGAAACTAAAGTAAACTATAGTGATATATTCTCACAGGTAAGAGTTTGGGATACGTTAATCGCAAACCATTTAATGACAAAAAAGATTTGTGTACCTCCAAGAGTTGAGCACATAAAAGACGCCAAATATGAAGGCGCTTATGTAAAAGAACCGAGGATCGGAATGCAAAAATGGGTGGTGTCTTTTGATATCAACTCACTTTATCCACATATTATTGTACAATATAATATTTCTCCAGAAAAAATGCTAGGAGTTAATTCTTCTGGTGTTTCTGTGAATAAAATGCTTGAGAAGAAGACACCACTTGACCATCTAAAAACAGAAGGTGCTACTATTACACCAAATGGTGCAATGTTTAAAACAGATAGTCAAGGTTTCTTACCTGAAATGATACAAAAGATTTACAATGAACGTGTTGTATTTAAGAAAAGAATGCTTAAAGCAAAAAAAGAATATCAAAAAACAAAAGAACCTAAACTTGTAAAAGAAATTGCTAGATGTCATAATATACAATGGGCAAGAAAGATTGCTTTGAATAGTTGTTATGGTGCAATAGGCAATCAATACTTTAGATACTATGATGTAGCACAGGCAAGTGCTGTAACCACAGCAGGTCAGTTTATTATTAGATTTATAGAGGAGAAAGTAAATGAATATTTAAATCAAGTATTACAAACTAAAGGTGAGATAGATTATATTGTTGCGTCTGATACAGATTCAATTTATGTTTCGCTAGATAAACTTGTAGAGAAAACTTGTAAAGATAAAACAGATGACCAGGTTGCTGACTTCATAGGTAGAGTATGTGATAGTAGATTAGAACCATATATTGAAAAACAATTTGCTGAACTTGCTGATTATACTAACGCTTTTAAAAATGCAATGGTAATGAAACGAGAAGTAATTGCTAACAAAGGCATATGGGTTGCTAAGAAAAGATATATGCTAAATGTTATTGATGAAGAGAACATTAGATTATCAGAACCTAAATTAAAACTTATGGGAATAGAAGCAGTTAAATCTTCTACACCACAAGTATGTCGTGGTAAAATTAAAGAGGCAATTAAAATTATAATGAGTAAACAAGAAAGTGATTTACATACATTTATCGCTGATTTCAAAAAAGACTTTATGAATTTAGAACCAGAACAAATATCTTTTCCAAGGTCGTGTAATAATATGAGAA